AAAAAAGTCAAAATAACTCCACTAATATTTTAACTGCTGAAAAAGAACAGCAGTCTGCACGAAAAGCTCAACAACAAGAGTTTACTCAAAACGTAATTACAGAACTTAAAAACACTGGTTGGAATTCTACAAAAATTAATCAGATACGTAGTGATCTTGCAAGTAAAAGAACTTGGGATGTTCTTGGTAGTATTACTAATAGTCCTAAAGGTCTTGTAAAACTTGCTAATTTGATGAATTATTGGGACAATGAAAAAGAAGATTTCATATTAGAAGATTTTGTGAAACAAGTACAAACAAAAGAAGTAAAATCCTTGAAAGACAAAATAAATGAAGATATGATTAAAACTGGTTCTAGTTCAGGCAAAACATCCAAACGAACTATTTCTGGTAATTTATGGGAACATCTTACACCAGTAACTTAAATAACTATATAAATGAATAGAAAGACGGCATTACAAACTGTTGAAAGACACAGTTGGGGAGGGTCTTATTTTGACTCTCTTACGCACGCAGCCATGTTTAGAAAATATAAGCCACATAACTTTGGTGTAAAAGCTGCTCAATTATTTTCTAGCCAATTAGGCTCACATCTTATTAATAAGAAATTTACTTACTACACAGTAGCTAAGAATAACGTCTACATGCTTCCTGGAGGTACAGATGACTATGAATGGTTCTTGGTAGCAGACGCTGATGTAGATTTCAGAGTAACAGAATTGTTAGTAGACCCTGCTGGTTATGCAGGTAAAGGTAAATTACCATTTAAAATTGCATTAGACCGTGATTGGTTACATGAACCATGTATTATCAAATCAGAGTCTGATAGATTACCAATGCTTCGTATTTTAGGACATCCTGTTCAACGAGGTGCTAACTCATGGGAATATGAAGTAGAATTGCAAACAGGCGATTTAAACGCATATGTTCCAGCATCTTACTTACAGCCAGGAAAACGTTTTGTTGACGCTACTACTTCTGTAAGTGATGAATTGAACACTAAATATGCAGGTGACCAATATGGTGAAATGTTCAAGTTACAATCTTGGACTGGTAATTTTGCACGTAAATGTGAATTCACTGACAAATTCCTTCGTACTGAAATCTCTTGTAGAAAAGAAGGACGAAGATTACCTAAGAATAGCGGATATTCTATTGGTAATAAGTCTTATATGGACGGTGCTGTTGGTGTAGGTTATACATACAAGCAAAAATTCAATCTTACAAATTCTGGAAAAGCTGACACAATTGAAGCTGGAGTATTTATTACTAAAGCAGAAGCTCGACTAGAAGATAGATTAATGCAAGATAGAGAAATGAACTTTGAATGGGGTCAATTGGAGAAAACAGTTGACAGAGATTCAAACAGAACTATGAAAGTTGCTCCAGGTTGGAGACAAATTTCTCGTGATGGTCATTTCAAAATTCACAATGGTACTCTTACTTTGTCAGAATTGAATGAGTATATCGCTGAAATCTTTTTGACACGTCGAACTCATGCTGATAGAAAAATTATATTGGCATCTGGTGAAGGTGGTGTTGAATTTTTACACCGATTGATTGCTGCTGAAGCATCTCAATTTCAATACATTGATACTCTTTTCACTCAAAAACGAAAAGATAGTCAAGGATACCATGATAATGAATTAGAGTATGGTGCTCAGTTTACTCGTATTAAACTTCCAATGGGTTATGTAATTGAAATTGCATATGATCCAATTAAGGATGATAGAAAATTGTTCCCAGAGAAAGCTCCAGGAACTAACAGAACTGTAGAATCTTTTGCATTTGATATTTTTGATTTTGGTGCTACTGACCAAAAAGCATTTGATGCTGGTCGTCCTGAAAACATTACTTGTGTAATGCAAGATGGAGTAGAATCTTATTTCACTGTATCTAATGTTTATGATTTTGAAACAGGTGCTGAAAAATCAGGAGGTAATGTTTATTCTAACAATAAAGAATTAGGTGTTTATCGTGAAACATCTGGTGGACTTTGTGTATGGGATGTATCCCGTGTAGGTAGAATTGAATATGCTCCTTATCAAACTGTATAAATAATAAAGAGAGAGGTTTATCTTCTCTCTTTTTTTTTTATTTTTTTTAATTTAAGCAATGAAAAAGCTTTTTTTTTATTTTTTATTCTTCTTTTTTTTTATAAAATGTAACAGTCAAAATTATATAGATAATTATAAAGGTAGTTTTCCTGTAATTATAACATCTAGTCATGGTGGTAATATATATAAAGGTTTAGAAAAAAGAGATTGTAACAATAATAATTGTTCTAAAGATTTATATACAAAAGAAATAACATTAATGTTATATGAAGA